GACATACCTATACCTTTAATAGCAGAATAGGGGCGCTGACAAGCAGTTGCCAGCCTTGGGGCTTCGGCCCCCTTTTTTTAAGGACATCATGAATCCAGCAGATAAAGTTGAAAAGTGGAAGATAAATAAACTTATCCCCTATGCACGGAACGCACGCACTCACAGCAATGAGCAGGTTGGCCAGCTTGCGGCTAGCATCAAAGAGTGGGGCTGGACTACACCTATTTTGGTAGATGAGCAAGGCGGCATCATTGCTGGGCATGGCCGTACATTAGCAGCCCAAAAGCTAGGCATGACCGAAGTTCCAGTAATGGTAGCTAAAGGATGGTCCGATGCTAAGAAGCGCGCTTACATTATTTCCGACAATAAATTAGCACTGAATGCTGGTTGGGATAATGAAATGCTAGCCTTGGAGTTGGCTGAAATTAAAGATCTTGGCTTTGACCTTGACTTAACTGGTTATAGTGCTGGAGAAATTGCTGGATTAACTTTTAAAGAAAAAGATTTATATCCTGATTCAAGCACGCAAGAAATTGACCCAGATGACTACAATATGGGACATCAATGCCCTAAATGTGGATTTGAGTTTGATGATGATAAATAAACCAGATTGCGCCTGGAACCTTGCAGACTTAGCTTCTGTTCCTAAAAACGGATTAAAGGTGATGAGCACCTTTGCCTGTGGTGGTGGCTCTAGCATGGGCTACAAACGCGCAGGTTGTGAGGTAATTGCAGCTAATGACATTGACCCAGAGATGGCTTGGCACTACAAGTTAAACATCAACCCCAAGCACTATTTCCTTTGTCCTATTGGTGAATTGATGGAAAAGGAATTGCCAGAAGAGCTTTATAACTTAGACATTCTTGATGGTTCTCCACCTTGTTCTACCTTTAGCATGGCAGGCAGCAGAGAGAAGGCATGGGGCAAAGATAAGCATTTTCGAGAAGGCCAAGCAAAGCAAGTCCTATCTGATTTGTTTTTTGATTATCTTGACTTGGTAGGGAAGCTCAAGCCAAAGGTAGCCATTGCTGAGAACGTTAAGGGAATGTTAATTGGCAATGCCAAAGGCTATACAAAGCTAATAGTCGCACGGTTCAAAGAGTTGGGTTATCGTCCTCAGTTGTTCTTGTTGAATGGTGCTGATTGTGGTGTTCCACAAAGGCGTGAACGGGTTTTTTTTGTGGCAATTCGTGATGACATTAAAGTTCCACTTTTACAACTTGCACCAAAACATCGATGGATTAGTGCGGGTGAAGCAACACAAGATTTACAAGTTTTAACTGTTAACGAAATAAAAGAAACAAAACCAGCAGAAACAGATATTAAGTTTTGGCCTGGAACTAAACCCGGTAATAGCTATGCTGATGAATGGTTAAGGTTAAAAGGCAAGCCATCTGGTTTTAATACAATTAGACTAAACAAACAAAGACCAGCATCAACAATTACTGCAACAGATTGCAGTAGACATTGGGATGAATGCCGAAAATTAACTTATCGTGAGTGGCAACGTCTTGGCTCATTCCCAGATGACTACCAAGCTAAATCAGACAAGATTGGCAAGTACATGATTGGGATGAGTGTTCCTCCTAAAATGACTGAACAGGTTGCTCGCGCAGTGATTGACCAATGGCTTTTGCCAAAGGGGGAATAATGTCTAAGATTGAAAAACCCGTTCTAAAAAAACAGGATGCTAGAAAATTAAACGGAGGCGCTCGTGAAGGCGCAGGTAGACCAGCATTTGAACCAATACTAGCCGAGCGTAAACAGGTTGAAGCATTGTCCGGTTACGGCTTGCCGATTGACCAGATAGGCGCACTGGTGCGAGATGGAATTAGCGTAGATACGCTACGGGCGCACTTTAGCGCAGAGCTGCAGTCAGGCAAGGCAAAGGCCAATGCCCAAGTGGGTAAGACCCTGTTCAGCAAGGTTATGGCTGGTGACACGACTGCAGCTATCTGGTGGAGCAAAACCCAGATGCGATGGGCAGAAACCCAAAAGCACGAGGTGACAGGGGCAGACGGTGCGCCTTTAGAGTTCCGTGAAATAAGGCGAACCATTGTCAAGCATGACTGATGTGCTGGACTTGGCAACCCCAGCGTGGGCGCTGCCCCTGCTAGAACCTGCCCGATACAAAGGCGCATGGGGTGGACGAGGCTCTGGCAAATCTCATATGTTTGCCGAGTTGATGATTGAGGGTCACATACTTGACCAAAAGCGGCGCAGCGTTTGCGTCCGTGAGATACAGAAGTCGTTAAACCAGTCCGTCAAGCGGCTGCTCGAAACCAAGATCGAGGACATGAACGCTGGCGCTTACTTTGAAGTTCAGGATGCCGTCATCAAGTCCAAAAAGGGCGATGGCGCCATTATTTTTCAAGGCATGCAGAATCACACAGCCGACAGCATTAAATCGCTGGAAGGCTACGATTGCGCTTGGGTAGAAGAAGCTCAAAGCCTGAGCCAGACCAGCCTTGACCTACTCAGGCCAACTATCCGCAAGCCTGGCTCTGAGCTGTGGTTTACATGGAACCCAAGGCAAAACAGCGACCCCGTAGATTTTCTGTTGCGTGGGCCAGAACCGCCACCCGATGTCGCAGTAATCAAAGTCAACTTTGGCGACAACCCTTGGTTTCCACAAGTCCTGAAGGACGAAATGGAGTACGACAAGCGGCGTGACCCTGACAAATACCTGCACGTTTGGATGGGTCAGTACCTACGGAACAGCAGCAGCAGGGTGTTTAGGAACTGGAAAATAGACGAGTTTGAAGCACCAGCAGAAGTTATCCACAGACTCGGCGCTGACTGGGGCTTTGCTGTTGACCCGACAGTATTGGTGCGCTGCCACATAATTGGACGCACGCTTTACATTGACTATGAAGCGTACATGGTGGGCTGCGAGATCGTCAATACACCCGAGTTGTTCATGCAAGTGCCAGAGGCGGAGAAGTGGCCTATCGTGGCAGACTCAGCCCGACCCGAGACCATCAGCCATATGAAGCGCAACGGCTTTCCTAAGATCATGACCGCGGTCAAAGGGCCAAAGTCGGTTGAAGAAGGCATCGAGTTCCTGAAGAACTACGACATCGTGGTTCACCCTCGCTGCGTTCATACGATAGACGAACTGAGCCTGTATAGCTACAAATCTGACCCGCTGACAGGGCGAATCTTGCCCCAGCTTGAGGACAAAAAGAACCATGTAATTGATGCGTTGCGGTATGCCTGCGAGGGCATCAGACGGGCGACAATCACGAAACCGGCTATATTTACGCCATTGCCCAATGTCAAACGCTGGTAGATAATCGCCCCAAAAGGACAAACATGGCACGAATACCCAACGACCAACGCCTTGCTAATCTGCACGCTGAAGCTCTGCGGCAGTTCAATGACATTCAGACTGCGCTGCGAGATGAGCGCCTGCAATGCTTGCAAGACCGGCGTTTCTATTCCCTTTGTGGTGCTCAGTGGGAAGGCCCACTCTATGACCAATACGAAAACAAACCCAAGTTCGAAGTCAACAAAATCATGTTGGCTGTCATTCGCATCGTCAACGAATACCGGAATAATCGCATTACCGTTGACTATGTAAGCAAGGATGGCACTGAGAACGACAAGCTGGCTGAAGTCTGCGATGGCCTTTATCGGGCTGACGAACAGGCATCAGTGGCTGATGAAGCCTACGACAACGCCTTTGAAGAAGCTGTAGGCGGCGGCATCGGTGCATGGCGGCTACGGACGGTTTACGAAGACGAAGAGGATGACGAGGACGACAGGCAGCGGATTCGCTTTGAGCCAATCTACGATGCCGACAGCTCTGTATTCTTTGACCTGAACGCCAAGCGCCAGGATAAGTCAGACGCTAAATTCTGTTTTGTAGTTACGAGCATGACCCGTGAGAGCTACAAAGAAATCTACAACGATGACCCAACGGACTGGCCTAAGATCATCCACCAATACGAGTTTGACTGGTCAACGCCTGACATTGTTTTTGTGGCTGAATACTACAAGATTGAGGAAAAGACAGAGACTATCCGCATTTTCCAAGCAATTGATGGAACTGAGGAGCGCTACACCCAGACCGACTTTGCAAACGATGAGACCCTAGAAGAAACCCTGATGGCTATTGGCACAAGGGAAGTTCGTCAAAAGCGGGTCAAGCGGATGCGTGTTCGCAAGTACATCATGTCGGGCGGCAAGGTTCTTGAAGACGCTGGCTACATCGCTGGCAAAAACATCCCGATTGTGGTGGTCTACGGCAAACGCTGGTTTGTCGACAACATCGAGCGTTGCATGGGTGCGGTGCGCCTTGCCAAAGATGCACAGCGCCTGAAGAATATGCAGCTTTCCAAGCTGGGTGAGATTAGCGCACTGTCTAGCATCGAAAAGCCCATCATGACCCCTGAGCAGGTTGCAGGGCATCAAGTGATGTGGGCTGAAGACAACCTACGGGATTACCCGTATCTGCTGATTAACCCTGTGACTGGGCCAGACGGCAACACGCAGATTGCTGGGCCTGTAGCCTATACAAGATCGGCAGCAATTCCACCCGCAATGGCGGCGCTGTTACAGATCACTGAGCAGGACATGCAAGACATCTTGGGCAACCCGCAAGGCGCTGACAAGATGGTTTCTGGCGTATCGGGCAAGGCGGTTGAGCTAATTCAAACCCGTGTGGACATGCAGACCTTCATTTACATGAGTAACTTTGCCAAGGGCATGAAGCGCTGCGGTGAGATATGGCTGGGCATGGCGAAGGAAATCTACACCGAAGACAAGCGCAAGATGAAGACCATTGCGCCTACTGGTGAGGCTGGCATGGTTGAGCTGATGCAGCCAATAATTGACCCAGAGACGGGCAGCATGATGATGGCAAACGATTTAAGCGAGGCCACATTTGACGTTGTTGCAGAGGTCGGTCCATCGTCCAGCAGCAAGCGAGCCGCTACCGTTAGGGCTTTGACTGGCATGCTTCAGATTACCCAAGACCCTGAGACTCAGCAAGTTCTTACCGCGATGGCGATGATGAACATGGAGGGCGAGGGCGTGGGCGATGCCAATGCTTACTTCCGCAAGAAGCTCCTGCGTATGGGCGTGGTCAAGCCTACGGATGACGAAGCCGAACAACTTATGGCAGAGATGCAAGGCAAGCCACAAGATCCAAATTCGATGTACTTGCAAGCAGCGGCTGAGAATGAAACCGCCAAGGCTGCAAAAGCCCGAGCCGACACCGTGGAAACTGTGGCTAGCGCTGAACTGAAACGCGCCCAAACTCTTGAAACTTTGGGCAAAGTTGAAGAGACTGCCCAAAATATGGCATTAACAAACACCGAGGCTGTACAGCAAATTCTGCAAGGGCAGATTGTTCAGCCAGTTGTCAGGTAAGTTAAAAAGTACGACAATCAAATTTACGGCAACCACCCAGCCGTTTAAAGTGGGTGAGTTTGATGGGGTCAAAGATGAACAAAAAGGCAGTAATTGAGGATGACGAAATTGAGGTAGTGGAAGAAGAAACCGAAGTCAGCGAAATCGTTGAAGAGGTTGAACCCGAAGATACCGAAGAGGTTGTTGTCAGCATTGGTGAGGAAGCGC